GAAGGTGAAGATACATCCAAGATTAATAAAAATAATCTACATGAATTTTTACCGGAACAAACTCATGTGTTTGCTAATAATAAATTTTTATTAAGTGCTTACAGTTTACGTTGGTTTTATAAACAAGTCAAGAAGAATCCAAACTTTAAGGTATAGATATGAGCAGTAAGATTAACTATAAATTTAATGAAGATAAACTTATTAAAGAGCTTGTACATTATATTGATAATACTTATGGTGAACATTATGCATCAGATAAGTATCAAGCAACGGATATTATCATTGATAGCGGACATGGCGAAGGTTTTGCGTTGGGTAATATAATGAAGTATGCTAAACGTTATGGTAATAAAGAAGGTAAGAATAAAAAAGACTTGATGAAGATACTGCATTATGGTATAATAATGCTTTATGTCCACGATACGGAGAACAGTTAATGATAGAAGATAAAGTTGGTAACAAAGAATATCTCGGTATTAAAATTAATTACGATAAAGAAAAACAATTAGATAAGTTTAGTCTTGATACTTTACGAGACAGATATTTTGATAAAGGAGAAACCCATGCCCAAGAAGCATTCGCAAGAGCCTCAGTCTTCGCAGCAACCTACAAAGGAGTCACCGATTTTAAACTTGCTCAAAGGCTATATGAATACAGCTCCAGTTGTTGGTTCATGTTTAGCACTCCTATTCTTAGCAACGGGGGAACGAGTCGTGGGCTTCCTATTAGCTGCTTCCTCAATTATGTTCCTGATAGTAGGACTGGTCTTTCTTCTCACTATGATGAAAACATATGGCTCGCAAGTTCAGGTGGAGGTATTGGTGGATATTGGGGAGATGTGCGTAGTAACGGTATATCTACTACTCACGGTAGTAAGTCTACTGGTTCCATTCCTTTCATGCATGTCGTAGATTCACAGATGATTGCCTTTAACCAAGGCACTACAAGACGTGGTTCTTATGCAGCTTACATGGATGTATGGCATCCTGAGATTGAAGAGTTTATTGAGATGCGTAAATCATCCGGTGGAGATATCCATAGGAAATGTTTAAACCTACACAATGGAGTAAACATAAACAATGAATTTTTAAAAGCTGTAGAGACTGATTCTGAATGGAGACTTATTGATCCTAAGTCTAACGAAGCTGTTAAGATTGTCAGTGCTAGAGACATTTGGTTTCAGATAATTAATGCACGTGCTGAAACAGGAGAGCCTTACATTGTTAACATAGATAATTGTAATGATGCTTTACCGCAGAAACAAAAAGATTTAGGATTAGAAATCAAACAAAGTAATTTATGTTCAGAGATTACGTTACCAACGAATGAAGAGAGGACAGCAGTATGTTGTTTATCTTCTGTAAACTTAGAACACTTTGATAAGTGGTCAAAGAATGAAAACTTTATAAGCGATTTAATAACCATGTTGGATAATGTACTCCAACACTTTATAGATAATGCAATTGATACAACACAACTAGGAGAATACAATGCAAACTTCAAAAGATTTACAAAATATATCAGAGAAGGTCAAGAAAGCTTTAAGAAGGCTGCTTACTCTGCTTACCGAGAAAGGTCAGTGGGTCTTGGAGCAATGGGATTCCATGCATATCTTCAAAAGAATAACATCCCTTTTGAAGGTATCTTCGCTACGGGATTCAACTATCAAGCTTTTCAACACATTAAAAACAAATCCGTGGAAGCTTCTCGTAGACTCGCTGAAGAACGTGGTGAGGCTCCTGATATTAGTGGTAGTGGTCTTAGGAATGCTCATCTTTTGGCTGTTGCTCCTAACGCTTCTTCTAGTATCATTTGCGGTGGCACGTCTCCTTCAATTGAGCCATACCGTGCTAATGTTTACACGCACAAAACTCTCTCAGGTTCGTACCAAGTCAAGAACAGATACCTCGAAAGAGTCTTAAAAAAGAAAGGCTTAAAAGCTGACGAGCTTACTGCACTGTGGAAAGACATCGCAGGTATGGACGGTTCAGTACAACACTTAGATATTCTTACAGATGAAGAAAAAGAAATCTTCAAAACATCTAATGAGATAAATCAGATATGGGTTATTGAACACGCTGCAAAACGTCAAGAGTTTATTTGTCAATCACAGTCTGTTAATTTATTCTTCACACTTCCTAAAGCTACAGAGTCTCAAGAAGTTCACGATGAATACATGCAGTATGTTAATGATGTACACTGGTACGGTGCAAACAAACTCAAGTCGTTGTATTATTTAAGATCAAATGCTGCTAGGAATGCAGAGAATGTTAACGTTAAAGTTCCACGTATCAAACTTGATGAAGTGGAATGTATTGCATGTGAGGGATAATATGAACTGTTGGCACTGTAATACAAAATTAATATGGGGTGGAGATCACGATATCGAAGAAGATGAAAACGCTTACCTCATTGAAACCAATTTAAGCTGCCCTAATTGTAAGGCAGAAGTTTATGTTTATTTACCAAAGGAAGAAGAATGAGTTTATTAGGAACAAGAGATTATTACAAACCGTTTGATGATGCATGGATGTTTGATTATTATGATCTACAAAATCAAATGCATTGGTTACCACGTGATGTACCACTGCACACAGATGTTAAAGACTGGCAAGAGTTATCCGATACAGAAAAGAATTTACTAACACAAATCTTTAGATTGTTCACTCAGTCAGATGTAGATGTTGGTTCAGGGTACGTAGACAGGTACATGAGAATATTCAAAAAGCCCGAAGCACGTATGATGATGGGTGCTTTTGCTAACATGGAGTCTATTCATCAACATGCTTACAGCTTACTACTTGATACCGTAGGTATGCCGGAGATAGAGTACAAAGCTTTTGCAGAGTACGAAGAGATGTCTGATAAGCATGAATACATTAGTGGTATTAAGACAACTTTAAAGGACAAGAAAAGCATTGCAAAAACTTTAGCAGTCTATTCAGCCTTTACCGAAGGACTGCAACTTTTCTCAAGCTTTGCAATCTTATTAAACTTCCCACGCTTTGGACGTATGAAAGGTATGGGTCAGATTGTTACTTATTCTATCCGTGATGAATCATTACACGTTGAGGCAATGACCAAACTCTTTAGACAGTTTATTCAAGAGAACCTCGATATATGGACAGATGAATTTAAAAAAGAACTGTATCAAATTTGCAGAGAGATGGTTAAGCTTGAAGATAAATTCTTAGACTTAGTATTTGCAATGGGTGATATACAAGGACTAACAAAGAAAGATATGTACGCTTACAACAGATACATAGCTGACAGAAGATTACTACAGTTAGGATTAAAGACTAACTATGATCAAAGAGAAAATCCCCTTGGTTGGTTAGATGAAGTGATGGGAGTTGAACATCAGAACTTCTTTGAGGGCAGGGCAACATCTTATATGAAAGCTGGTCTACGTGGTAGACAAGATAAGATAACCTTTACTTCACTGGAGAATGAAGATGAAAAACAATAAAGAAGCAAACCTAGTTAGCTTCAAAGTCTTACTAACGAGAGACAATAAAATCGTTACAGAGTTCAGTATGTTACCTGAAAAAGAAGTAGATAATATATTTGAGATAGATGAAAGAGACTTGATCAAAGCTATACTACGTTCAGGTAAGTATAAGATGTCAGGTCTACACGATTACTTTAGAAGGGAATTACAAGCTTTAAAGCTGGGGTAGCGTTTAACTACCCCACACCTTTACTTAGATATCTTAATCTTGACAGGTTTCTTTTCGTCAGGAATAACTCTTTCCATTACTACAGAAAGTAATCCGTTTTTCAAAGTCGCCTTTTTAATTTCAATATCATCAGCTAGATTAAAACTTTTTTTGAAAGAACGTTGAGCTAGTCCTTGATGAACTAAATTATCACGGGTCTCTTCTGTTTTATCATAAGAGATTGTCAACACTCTTTCTTCAAGAACAATATCAATATCTTTGTCAGTTAATCCTGCCATAGCCATTTCAATTGTATAAGTTTCTCCGTCCTTAATAAGATTATAAGGCGGGTATTGTGGTACTGATTTACCACGAGACTGTAGCTTTAACATCTCGTCAAAGAGTCTGTCAAATCCTACATAGGTTGGTGTGAATAAACCATTAAGGTTCAATATATTTTTGCTTGTCATGTTGTACTCCTTTTAATAAGCAAGTTAAATGGCAGTACGCATTTAGCCCTACTGCCTATTATTATTATAGCAACTATTTCAGATTTGTCAAGTGTTATCCTGCTAAAGGATTCTTATTTTCTTTCTTGACTTCTTCTTCTAATCTTTCTAAATCTTTTCTGATACTATCAATAGATACTTTGATACCGGATACCTCTGCTGATATCTGTTCGGTGTCAGGTATCTCAATCTTATCTATTTCTTTTTCTAAAAAGTTTACAGATGTTTCAATCTCTACAAACCTTTCTTCAATTTCAATTTGAGCATCTTTGGTTTTAGTAACCGTTGCCATTTTCTTTTCAAGGTTTTCTATTTTATTTGCATAGGTAGCTCCGGTCCAACCAAAACCTGCAAGAGTAGATATGATACCTACAAAAGCTATGATTTGTCCTGCTCCTGATTTAAACCAATCCATAATATCCTCCTATAAGTTTGGTTGTTGACTAAGCATAGTAGCCATAGTATTTATGTTTGTGTTTGCGAGACCATTAAAAGCATTCGTATTATCTTGTAAAGTCATACCTGCATAAATATATCTAGGCTCGTACCATGTTGGTGCCTTGGGTAACTCAGCATCTTTATAAACTTCAAAAGCCGGTACATATCCTAGATACGCTACAAGACTGGTCTGGTCTCCATACTCTCCAGTCTCTTCTTGTTGTTCTTCTAATTCTTCTTGTTCTTCTTTTATATTCTGTGCTACGATTTG